TGAGAGTTTTTCCAATCTTTCGGTTACCGTAGCTGAAGCGAACTTTCAGAACTTCACCCGTTTCGATGTCCGTGCGATACTTGCGAATGGTTGATTTGATGGTGCTGACATACTTTCTCAGTGTTTCTTTGCTGTACATGGCTGCTTTCCTTTCTGTCAGCTAGGTTGTTTCGGTGGGCTGTCCTGCTGACAGTTGCCATGATACGGTTTTTTTCGTCCGTGTCAATCAAATTTGTGAATTCAAGTTTTTGAATGCAGTGAAGTACAGCAAACAATCAGATAATCTTTCCGTAAACCTCAAATCAAAAGAAAGTTTACCAATCCCCCTGTTCTCTGATCTTCTTAGATAGTTAGCTAGTAAGACGAAGTAGACTTCTAAAGCCATACTAGCTAACTAACTAAATAGTGTGGTCTATAGTGTGGTCCATGTTCTAAGATGCTAGTATTTTCAAGCCCTCTAGCTATTCTTTGGTTTATGCTGTCCTTGGTGATGGTCTATCTCTTCAGATCACCATGGTGATCTGAAGAGATAGGGGGGGGATACCCCGACCAGGGGACTCCGTCCCCTGGCCAGGCCCTATACCTATACATGAACCCCCCGGCACACTCCGCTCCCCGGAGTAACGCTTCGTCGCTTCAAACAATTCAATGAATCATATATTTTTATATACAATAAAGGACCCCCGGGGTATCGCCCCGAATGGGTCCTCTTTTCGTTTAACCGCAAATGCTCTGGAATTTTCAGCAGCACCCGGAATGCAATAGTTTGCAATACACCCGTCTCGGTATATTCATGGTGGGGCCAGGCATGTGTAAAACTCCGCAGGGCGCGCGCCGGTGCTCCGGTGCGCGTTTTCGCTCTTATATCGCCACGCAAGCCCCGAACAGACAGGGAGGAGGGCAGCGATGCCAGCAGGCAAGTACCATGAGAAACCGCTCAACATGAAACAGCTCGCCCTGATCCGGTATGTCTCGGAGGGCATGACGGTGAGCGAGGCAGCTGATCTGGCCGGTGTGTCCAGATCGGTGGCAAGCAAGGTCATGAAGCGGTCGGATACACAGAAGATGTTCGTCGAGTTTGCCAACAATGTCATGAGGGAAGCGGCTGGAAAGGCCGCGAAGAAACTTGTGGCGCAGCTGGACTCGGACAATGAGTGGGTTGTACAGCAGGCGGCTGGCAGGATCCTCCAGTACCTGCAAACGATTGAGAACGGCCAGAATGCTTCGATTGAGGTGAACTTCTCTGTGAACATGCCTCGGCCGGGCATGCCAGAAAAGATTCCCGATAAGACGGAGACCGTCATCAATGCGGATGGCGAGGTGAACTGATGGCACAGACCATCAACATCGACTACGAACCCACTCCGAAACAGGTACTGTTCCACTCCACGACGGCAAATGAAGTGCTGTACGGCGGCGCGGCTGGCGGCGGGAAGTCCAAGGCAATCGTGATGGACGCATTATCGAGGTGCCTGACATATCCCGAAACGCATGCGTATCTCTTCAGACGGACCTACACCGAACTGGAGGACACGCTCATCAAGGAAGCCAAGTCGAGCTACCCAAAGGGACTCGGCAGGTACAACGTCGGACGGCACGACTACGAACTGATCAACGGCTCGGTCATCCACTTCAGGCACTGTGCCTCGGTGGGTGATATGTACAACTACGCCGGTGCTGAAATCCAGTGGCTGTACATGGACGAGCTTACGTCGTTCGAGATGGAGATCTACACGTTCCTGAAGACCCGTCTCCGTGCGAAGAAGTCGCTCGGAGTGGAACCCATCGTCCGGTGCGCCAGCAACCCCGGCAACATCGGACATGGATGGGTGAAAGCGTACTTCGTGGATGCCGGTCCCTACGGGGAGATCATCAAAGCATCGGAGTATTCCAAAACGCTGAAGCGGTACAGGTACTACACCAAGCAGTACATCCCGGCTCTGGCTACGGATAACCCGTACATCACGGATGACTATATCTTCGAGCTGGAGCGTAAACCGGAAGCACTGCGGAATGCTTTGCTCTACGGTCACTGGGATGCATTCGAGGGGCAGGTGTTCACAGAGTGGAAGGCCGACCCAGAGCATTACACGGACAGACGGTGGACGCATGTCATCGATCCTCTTCCGGCTATACCGCTGCATTGGCGGCGGTACATGTCCTTCGACCACGGTTATTCCAGACCGTGGGCCGCGCTCTGGTGGGCAATGGATGAAGCCGGAACGCTGTACTGCTACCGTGAAGCCTATGGGTGGAACGGGACGCCGAACAAGGGTGAAATGATCACTCCGGCTGAGATCGCACAAAGGATTCTGGCACTGGAGCAGGAGGAGATCCGTGAGAATCTCCACATCGACAGGATCGCTGACCCGGCCATCTTCGACAGGAGCCGCGGTCCTTCCGTAGCGGATCAGATGAGAGACCTTGATGGGCGGCAAGGTGTGATCTTCCGAAAGGGCGATAACAACCGCCTCAATGGTCTGATGCAGGTTCACGAACGGCTCCGTTTTAACGAACAGGGCATTCCGAAGATGTATTTCTTCAAGACCTGCACCAACACAATCCGAACGCTTCCGGCTCTGCCATACAGCCTGACAAAGCCGGAGGATATCGATACAGATGCTGAAGACCACCTGTACGACGCGGTGCGCTACATGGCTATGGCATACCCAATGGCATCCGAACCTGTGAAGAGATATCACACCCGGATGCGTACACCCTACGATGAGCCAGGAGAGGAGGATGATGTCTACCGTGGCTACGATTACTGACAATGGCCCGTCCCCGACCAGACGGCCGGGCAAACGGAAACCGGAACCGAAGAAGTCGCCCATGAAGGGCGCGGCTGAACCGGTATTGTTCGTCGGAGAGCAGAAGCTGTCCGAAGAGGATGAAGCCCTCAAGCGGGAGGCATACTCCAGACTCGACCTGTGGGAGACGGACTGCGCTCCGTATCACGAGGACGCAAGGAAATGCCGTCTCATATATCGGCAGAAAGACCCTGATCAGGATCCCCCCGGAACAAAGGAGAAGGACAGGATCCTCCAGCTCCAGACGCTGAAGTCCACGCTGAACAACTGTATCGCTGACCAGGTGGATAACACACCGGAGGCCATGCTTGTTCCGCAGCGTGAGGATCTGACAAGTCTGGCAGCCGACATGAACAACGTGATCAAGTACGTGATGCAGGTGAACAACGTCAAGGAGTTTCATCGCCGCAGGGCGCAGGACTTTCTGATTACCGGCACGGCGGTCACGCAGATCATGTGGGATCAGGAAATGGACTTCGGGAAGGGGAACATCAGTATCACCCGATTCCCGATTGAGAATATCGTGTGGGACCCGGCGGCAACGGATGTGCAGTCCGCACGGGCCATCATCAAACTGAGCTGGCACCCTCTGAGCTGGTACACCGAACATTACCCCGAACAGGCAATGTTCATTGCAGATGACTCGCAGGAACACAATTCCGTGGGTCTGGAGCCGAATCTTCAGGGTCTCAGCGCAGACGAAGCCGAAGGCAAGGCTCTGCTCGTGGAGTACTGGTACCGCCGGTACGACGCACAGCAGAAGCGGTACACGATCAATGTTGCTTTCCTCGCGGGCGGTGCGCTTCTGGCGGTCTACCGTGACGTGTACTCCCACGGCATGTACCCCTTCGTGTTCGACGTGTACAACGAGATCGAGGGAAGCATGGTCGGTGAGGGTCAGGTCCACGAGCTGGCCAACATGATGCGGTACATCAACCGCTACGCACACTACATCGATGTCAACGTCTCTGCTTCAGCCAAGCTCCGCATGCTGGTGCGGAAGGGCAGCGGCATCAATACAGAACAGCTGGCCGACTTCTCCAGGAACCTGGTGGAAGGCGATCAGATTGACGAGGATGCCGTCCGGTGGATGGAGTCCAAGCCGTTCAACGGAATGACCACGCAGCAGATGCTTCAGTTCCAGAACGACATGAAGATGGACTCCGGCCAGTCCCAGTTCACACGAGGCGAGGTTACGGGCGGTGTTGACGCAGCGTCCGCTATCCAGCTTCTCCAGAACGCCGGTTCCAAGATTACCCGTCTTCGTACACAGACCCTCTCA